TACCCGATTCAACCTCTTTGCAGGTCTCGATCACCTCCAGGTCCATGTCCTTGGCCTTGGCCTTGGCGACCTTGGTTTGCGCGGCCAGCCCCAGCCCGGACGCACCCTGCTTTTTGGTGCTGACGCGAACGTACAGGCGCGCTTTCGTCGGCTTATATTTAAGATTTGCTAACATTTTCGGTCCTTCATCGGCTGTATCCCCCCACACCCATAAAACCCGTATTAAATGGGTGCCTTGCGGCTTGCTATCGTCTCGCCACGAGCCAAGCGCAGCGAAAGACTTACATGCTCGTCGGACATTTCATCGACAATGCGAGCCATTTCTTTTGCCCTTTCCACCGTCGGAGTGCCGCCAACAGAGGATTTGATTTGATGTAACTTGAGGGCGAGGCGGGAACGCGCCAAGCGATCCTGCACCTCTAACTCGATCCGCAAATCCCGCAGATAAGCATCAACCTCAAGCTCCTCTGCCGTGGGCTTAATCAGTCGTATGGACGCAAGTGTAAGCCGCTCCTCCGTCTCGATATGCTTATCAACTAGCGCCGCCGCTTCCTCGTAAAGTTCATTCCGAAAAGCTGTGCTACCACTCATCTCGCGCCCTCCTGTTTCATTGCTTCCAATTTTTCAATAGCTCCCTTGATACATTTGATTGCGTCAATCAGATTGAAAATAGCGGCGTCATCGTCTTGCCTGAAAGCGCCGCTTTTTAAGTCTTCACGGTGCCGCATGGTTGCCGTTTCCAAATAGTCAGTTACTTGGTCAACCAAGTCCCCGTCTTCTTCTGGTGGGCATAGTGGCTCACCATCGTAGTTATCGGTGAAGGGAATCCTCTGGTTAGGTTGGGTTAAGATTTCTTCCCTGATAGCCTCTCTTTTCAAAACGCCCAAAACGTCCAATACAGTCATCTCGCGCCCTCCCTCCACGCATCCAAGTCAAAGTCCAACGTGCGGTCATCGTCGTACATCACCGCCAAGCTCTGCCTCAATTCATCCACCCGGTCAGGGTGCGTCCGGGCTGCGAGTTCCAGAATTTCGGCGTCCGTCAAGTTGAAGTTTCGGCCATCAACAAGGGTTGCTCGTGTACTCATGTCGCGTCCTCCTTCAGTGCTTGGTACAATTCGATTGCTTGTTCCTTGGCGTAGGTTCTGGCTTTTGCGTAAGCGTTGTAGCCGATGGCTGACCCGAAATGCTTCTCGCGGTAAAGTTCCCACATATTTCCCGCGCTGGCTGGGTGGCTGACCGTCCAGCCCGATGGGTTGCGCTTAAGGAAAATCCGCTTCCGGCACTCTGCATAGGTCCAGGTCATCTCGCGTCCTCCTCCTTTACCCAGTTTTCGATAGCCTGTTCCTGACTGAACTCGATCAAATCATCCGCAATCTTTTCGCTTGGTGCCGTGGCATATGTCGCGTGCATGACAACGGCGAGCAAGCCAGCCAGCGCGGCGTGTTCACTTGCGCCGCTTTTGCCCAGTGCTTCAAGTGCGTCCAGACCAGCTTGATAGCCGGTTTGATAGGAATCATCCGTGGCGTTGAAACTGTCATTGTCCTTGCTCATCTCGCGTCCTCCTTTATTCACAGGTTTTCATTAATGAAGTCTTCCAGCCATTTGTCGGGATGAGCCGTTGACAAATATGCCGACCGTACCAAGCTCGCGGCGCTGTCGATGCCGCCCTTAATCGCCTCATCGCTCATAAAGGTTTCCATTTCGTCTAAGTCAGCCCCGATTTGATCCATCTCCCATAGCTTCTGCCGGATATCCTCAATCGACTTAACCTTGCTCATGTCGCGTCCTCCAATTTGGCGTCTGCAAAGCTGTCGATAATTGCGCCCATTCGGCGGATTTCATCTCGCGCTAATTCCTTGGCCGTTTCGGGCGATGTTGGGTTATCAAGCACGGCGATGTAGATGCTGGCGCAAGTGCGCCAAGTTGGCGTCAAATCAATAGCTGGTAATTCGTTCATCCCGCGTCCTCCTCGATTGCGTCATAGATTTGCTTAAAGTATTCATTGCGAACGGCATTGGCGCTGTCATCGCCGACATTGCAGCAAATAAGCTCGCGGTTTACTACGTCAATTGTTGCGCCGATTGCGACGAACTGCGCGGCCCAATTCGCCGCCTCATAATTGGTGATGGCAATCATGCCGCGCCCTCCTCGCCGTGCTTCCATGTCCAAAAATAATCATCGTCGAAACATAGGCCGGGGCCGTCTACCGTGGTGTTGGCTGGGTGGAATTTGTCCAGGTATTCTTGCGCCGCTGCCGCGTGATTTTCGCTAACGTCTAGCGCGTAATTCCAATCGTAGGTGTAGCGCTTGCCGTTTACCGGGTGAGTTACGATGATGCGCGAGCCTCGATAGTTCGTCGGGCCGTGATATCGTGTCCTAAGTGCGCCTCGTGTGGTAGTGTCGGTCATAGTCGTATTCCCTCCTATCAGGGTTTGCGATTTAGGCTCCGCTCGGCGTTGGCGCGCCGGGCGGGGCCGCTTAGTTAATCGTTAGGCATAGGGATTAACAGGGCATCTAATAAATCGCGCGGCCAATAAGCTCGTTGATGTTCAGCCCCGCCTCTTCAGCGCGGATACCGGCGGCCATGCAAGCTGCGCCGTACATATGCGACCAGAACTCTGGATCAGTCGGCGATATCTCACCGCCGCTCTTCCAAGTCTCGTCTACGTTTTCGTGATCGACGTTGACATCTGCGATGTACGCGCCCGTAGCCTTTTCAATCGCTTCCAGTTCCTTGTTGAGCGCCCAGTAATCTGCTTCGGTAATCATGTTCTAACTCTCCTCATCAAACTTTAGCGAAACGTTCACGATGGAATATAATGCCATTTGTGATAGTGTCAACAGGCTACATCACATTAATAGATATCAAATCTCGTAAGCCTATGGACGCAAAGCCAAAATTCGGAAAAAAAAATGGTGGCCCGCCGAGTTTCTTCGCCCGGGTGCCAAGCTCGGCGGTGACGGACAAGCGGCTTACGGACAAAGAGTTCCGGGTGTTGGCCGTCTTATGCAGTTACGCCAACAATCAGGGTTTTGCGTGGCCAAACATTCGCACGATGTTTGACGATTTGAACAAGTTAAAAGAACCAATCAGTGAGCGCACGATATCGCGGGCGCTCGATAAGTTAAGGCGCGGCAAGTTTATCGAGGTGGTGAGTAGGCATAGATCACATGAGAAATGGCGCCACATTATGGGAACAGTTCACCGGGTGGTCTATGACCGCAGGCTAACTGTGGATGACTTGCATGACGCCATGACGAAAGACGACCCACCGCCGATTGATGAGCGGACATTACCAAAGCAAGCGGAAGCGGAAGCGGAAAGCGGTGACGACGGTAATCAGCGAAGTGAGGCGGAGGGAGTTGAGCTAGCGGATGTTGAGAGGGTTGCGCGGTGGTATTGCAAAGAATGCCAGGGCATAACCGGCCAGCTCAGGCTTGTAAATGAGGCAGCGTTCATTGCAGCGCGGGAAGCGCTGTCAATCGAGAGCGCCGATAGCATTAAAGCTAAGGCCACCGCGCACCTCATGGAATGCCGCCAACATCGGCGCAACCCACCGGTCCACCTCGGATTTCTGGGCGAATGAAGGCCGTGTGTCCAATGGCTAAACCAAGCACCACTATATTGACGGCGCTAAAACACGCGATTGGTTGCGGCGTTGCCAGGAAAAAAATGAATATGCGCGGTTTGAAGAAGCGACCTTCCGCCCCCCGGCCCCCGTCCTGCGTAGTGGGGTAAACCACAAAAATATTTCGGAGTTTTCTGAATGACCCTAGCCCATGAATGCCTCGCTCTAGCTGATGCCGCTGTGAAGGACCGTAGGACGTCCTATGGCTCGCCTGATGAAAACTTCCGTCGTCTATCTAAGCTGTGGGAGGTGGTGCTTGAGGTCGATGTAGGGGCGTTGAGAGCGGTGCTGTGCTGCGTTGAGTTGAAGGTTGCTCGATTGCTGGAAGACCCGACACATACGGATAGCTGGGTTGATATCGCTGGATACGCGGCGATTGGATTTGAGATTTCACAACTGTTGAAGGAGCGAGTGGATGGCTGACAGGTATGAGTTGAAGGTGATGCGGAAGGGTAGCGACGGCAAGAGTTACGGCAATCGCATTGGCGTGGCTTTCCCGTGGAAGGGCAAGGACGGCTTTAGTTTGGTCTTGGATGCGCTTCCTATTGGGCAGATGAATGACAAGGGCGAATTTGAGGTGCGGTTAAT